AAGACAGTTACAACATTCATGGAAGACGGGTGCGTCTCTGTGACTGTTGGTCATTTAACTGGGGTGGTTTCTAGCGCCCACCTAGTAGAGCCCAAGGAAAATCAGCTCCGTCAACGGTGGCTGGAAGAAAACGCCATTCATGACAACTGAAGCTGATCCACAGAACATTTTGGCTTCGCTGCGCCAATGGCAGCTAGAGCAAGACAACTCAGGCAGATTCAGGGTTTACAGGGATCAACATGGGCAGATTTACCATTCAGTTACCCATATCCTGAAGAACACAGCCCCGCAATCACAGAAGGATGCTTTGGAGCGCTGGTCACAACGTGCTGGCAGTGGTTTGGAGCGTGACCTTGCTTGTGACCGTGGCACCGTTGCTCATGAGCATTGCGAGTATGTACTCAAGACCGCAGCAAAGCTGGCTCGACAGAGCGCTAACAAGAAGGGTTCATGGAAGGTCTGGG